TTAAGCAAACTATAGAAGTAATGACAAGGATAGAAGCTGATTCTAAAGAACACGCTTTGAAGTTATTAGACAACTTATGTATTGATGATGCGGAACAAATTAGTATTTTGGATACTGAAATAGAATCCATAGAAGAGTATGAGGAATCTTTTAAATAGCCTAGAATCAATTTAAACCAATTATGAGGGGTATATACTACCCCTTAACTTTTAACTCAATATAAGGCTTTTAAATCATGTTTAACCCATATAAAACATTAGGACAAACTTGTATTAGCTTTTCAGGTGGTCGAACGTCTGCTTTCATGTTGTATAAAATCTTAGAAGCGAATGAGGGATTACCTGAAGATTGTTTGGTGATGTTTGCCAATACAGGTAAAGAGGACGAAGCTACTCTTAAGTTTGTTAATGAGTGTTCGGTTCGGTGGAATGTTCCCATTACTTGGCTAGAATTTAGGGACAATGAGACTAAATTTGAGGTTGTTGACTATAAAACAGCCAGCCGGCAAGGAGAACCCTTTGAGGCTTTGATTAAGAAAAAGAACTATTTACCAAACCCCATCGCTAGATTTTGCACTGTTGATTTAAAAATTCTCACTTTTGAAAGATATTTAAAATCAATAGGTTGGGAAGATTGGGACAATATGGTCGGTATCCGAGCCGATGAGCCTAGACGAGTTGCCAAGATAAGGGCTAATCCCTCAGATGGTCGTAAAGGTGTGAACAGGATTATGCCTTTAGCTACGGATAATGTCACTAAATTTGATGTCATGCGATTTTGGCAATCTCAAGACTTTGACTTGGAACTTCCTAATATCAATGGCACGACCTATCATGGAAACTGTGACTTATGTTTTCTAAAGGGGTTTAATCAAACCCTAAGCCTTATTCAAGAAAAGCCAGAACGGGCAATATGGTGGGCTAAGATGGAAGGCAGCATTACCAATGCAAAGATTCAAGATGGTGGCACATTTAGGAAGGATAGACCGACCTATAAACAAATGATGACCTATAACGATGTTCAGGGTGATATGTTTGATGAAGAAACAATCCCTTGTTTTTGTGGAGATTAATATGAGATATGCAGATAAAAGAGGTATGAATTTAATTAGTAGTGGTTGGACAGGACAAACCCATTTTTATAGGACTACGGATACAAGTAACTTAGAGAGAGTCCCATTACCATTTAATAAGTTTCAAATATGGTTAGGTAAGTTTCTAAGAGATTTAGGTTTATAATTTATTCAATCTTTTTTCTTAGAGTGCTTTAGAGAGGCTTGACAGTCTCTCTTTTTTTTTATAGTATTTCACTTAACAGATTTGCACCTGTATATTAGAAACCTTTAGAGGTGTCTGTGCCGTCATATAAACAAATATGTCGGGTGCAAAGACAGATACCCCTAAAGGTTTTTTGTTATCTGGAGTAATGTTTTGTTAAGTGGGTGTCCCCCGAACCCCGATAGACTGAGTTTCACAGTTGAACGGATAAAACGACAAAAGTAGTATATGGCTAGTATTCGGTAGACCTTAACAGGAATCTTCTGCTGAATGTGAGAGTAGTAAATCTCGAATAAGTTGTCGTCAATTACTTAACAAAATTGAAAAGTTGGACATACCTCTTGTATAGAAAAGGGGGGACGAACTTATTGTTGAGAGATGATATGAAAAAGAAAGTTGAATATTTATATAAACCTAGAAAACAAAATGAGAAACGACATAACTATGAGATGGTAATTCATATATGGAATTACTTAGATACAGTTTGTCAAATGTCAAAGATAGGTGGCTATGACTTGAGACATTATAAGATTACGACAGATACACTAAATCGTAAAATATGTAATTATTGCCTAACGAATAGACCTATTCATTCCTCATGTTCTATACCTGAAGATGAACCAGCGTCAGAGATTCTAAAGTAGATGACAACAAAGGCTGTCTCTATTTTAAAAAAAGTAGTTAGGGAGTCTAGTCTTGCCTGTTTATAAAATGATACTTACTTGTAAGTATCCTTGTTTAATGTTCTTCACCTAAAATACAACAATTAAATTTTACAAAACTATTGACATATTTATTATATTGTTTATAGTTGTAACTGCAGTATCTTTATTAAATAGTAAATTAAACTTATTAGGAGGTTGTATGAGTCAAGAAGAGTATTCTCAATTCCATATTGAGAGACAACGTATGCTCGAAGATGCTATCGAAAGAGCAGAGAATAATCAAGCCAGTCAAGAAGATTTCGACATTATCAGGTTTGAATCAGGATTACCCAACAAGAGAAAATCTCATTCTAGTCAAGTATTGGAAGATGTGTTTACGGACTGGTCAAACATCTTCGGAGGTAACAAATAATGGCTACTAGAGGCAGACCAAAAGGTTCTAAGAACCAATCAACAAATACCATTGTTGTTGATAACAGTGATTATTCATCTTTACAACAACTGAATATATTACTTACAAACTCTAATGACAAACTTTTAGAAACTCTTTTTAATAAATCTAAGACGATTGAGGAACTAGAGTCCGAGATAGGTAAGTTAGAAGATGAATTAGACCATTTAAAAGAGATTATTAAATCTTTAGCGGAGGTATTGTAAATGGCTAACGATAGAAATGATTTTGCACCAGAGATACGCAATAGTGCTTGGTGGGCTAGTGATACAAGACAAGCTGTTAATGGTAAAGCAGTAGAAGTAATCCTTACTAAACAAGGAACTATTCCTCCTGTAGACTTATCTGATGTAGAAGCAGTGCAGATGGGTCATGTTATGCAACCGGTGATTGGTAGGCTTGTCAGTGATAAATTAAAGGTGGAAATTAAAGATGCTGATTATTCTCTTACTCATCCTAGCGAGTCTTGGTTTCGTTCTCACTTTGATTTTATTAGTGCAGATGGTTCTACTCTCTTTGAAGTTAAGAATTATAGTGCTGGTGTTCGTAACAAGTTCGATGTGGATACTAATCGTATACCACAAGCAGATTACGCACAGTTGGTGCATGAAGCAGCAGTCCATAATCTCTCTCATGTCTACTTAGCCGTTCTCTTTGGTGGGCAAGAATTACAAACTTTTGAGTTTAATATTACTGATGCAGAGAAAGAAGATTTAATCAAGAAGATGGCAGTCTTTTGGGGTCATGTTAAAAACAATACACAACCTCCAGCAGAAAGTATTGAGCAAACCAAACTCCTCTATCCAGTATCGAATGAGAATGTCATTATGGCTACCATGAATATGGAGAAAGGTATCCAGCACCTCAAACAAATGAAAGAACAGATAAAGCAGATGGAAGCCCAAGCAGAAGAGATTGAGACTTATCTTAGGGACTCTATGGGTAATGCCTCAGAGATTCGTTCTGTGAGTGGAGATGTCTTAGTGACTTGGAGAAGTTCAAAGTCCTCTAAACGCTTTAGTTCTACTCTCTTTCAATCTGCGATGCCGGACATCTATGAACAGTTTGTTGTAGAACAAGCAGGTTCTCGTAGATTTTTAATTAAGTGAGGACTATATGAAACATAAACACGCAGAATTAATTAAAGCATGGGCTGATGGTGCAAAGATTCAGATTTTACATACCGATGACCCACAGTATTGGGAAGATAGAGAAAATCCAACTTGGCATCCTGATTCTATATATCGCATTAAACCTGAGCCAAAGCCTGATATTGTATTGTATGCTATTGCAGAAAATTGTAAGAATGACTTTTCTAATGTGACTTTCGCAGATAAATTTTTGACAAGTTTGTGTAATTTGAAACTTATCTTTGATGGCGAAACAGGCAAACTTAAAAGTGCAGAGGTGATTAAATGAATAACATAGATATAGCCATTTGGGTGATGACTGCTAGTTCAGTCATTGATACCATCTTAACCATTACGGAGAAATTTATATGAAAGTATGCTCCGTAATACATGACGAAGAGGTAGGTAAAACAATGATTTTATATACCGAAGATTTTTTTTCTAAATGCGATAAGAAAATGCAAGAACATATTTTATATATTTTATCTTTACGATTTAAGGAACATTACGCAGAGATATTAGAAGAAATCAAGGAGTTAAATGATGAGTAATATTGTGAGTTTCAACGATATGCAAAGTATGGCAGAAGCAATAGCCAAGTCTAATCTGTTTGGTATGAAAGACACTAATTCAGTATTAGCTTTAATGGCAGTTGCACAGGCGGAAGGACTACATCCAGCTACGGCTGCACGTGACTTCCATATTATTCAAGGTCGTCCAGCTTTAAAAGCAGACGCAATGTTAGCGAGGTTTCAAAATGCAGGAGGAAAAGTTGATTGGACAGAATATACAGATGAACGAGTTACTGGAGTCTTTACTCACCCGAACGGAGGAAGTCTCTCGGTTAGTTGGACTATCAAACAAGCTACTAACATTGGTCTTGT